GTGTATTTGGTGCATATTCGGTTGAAGGGAAGTTAAATTTAAGTTATTTAAATAACAGTCTTAAAAAATCATTGCAATATATTGAAGGTCAAATGTATGTAATCTCAGATAAAGTTAAACAATACAAACATCATGACCATGCACAAAAGATGACATCACCAAATTACTATAGTTTAATGTTTGATATCGAAGCACACAATCAAGCTATGCAGATTCATAACACTCATCCATTAGCAATTTTACTTAGCCAATTGTTTGGTGTTAAAGAAATTAGTCTCATCCCTATCATGTTTCATGATATGTCATTTATTTATGAAAGTATTCAATACATTGATCGTTTTATGGTGAGTCATCAATCTGGTGGTATTGATGGTTGGTTTAATCCATTCTGGACTTTACATACAATTTTATCACTTAAACTGTTTGCATTAACGATGAATTTTAAAAATGTTTTTGCAGAAGCATATAGTGATGATGCTTGTGCAGTTTTTGAAGATCGTGAAATGTCACCGGAGAAAATGGACCTTTTATATGAACAAATGGAACGTGAATTTTTAAGATATGGATTAATTATTAAACCAAGTCAATCAATGTTAAGCCCAAATAGAACAACACTCTTAAAAATTCATACGTATCAAGGTATCCGATCAGATACTTCAATGAAACGCTTATGTCAAATTATGGTACACCAAAACGATGAAATATGTAATGATGCTCTATTAGTTAAGACAATAAACTCAACTGTTAATAGTGCTATGGATTATACCAATACAATTTATTTGCCACATTATCTAAAATGGGTGCGCATTATTATTATCACATATAAACAGTTCAGTAAATATATTCTAACAACAAAAGATTATGAAACGGTAATTGATAAAACATCTTTTACTAAAGAGGTTTATCAACTGCTTTATTCTGACCGTAATAATAGCTATGGTTTGTGTGAAATGTCAACTACACTTGATGTTCAGACATTCATTTTTAATTTATTTGTTTCAAACAATATTGACACTTTACGCTATGTACAGGAAGAAAATTATAGAAAAAACATTGATCGAAAGTTGTCAATTATGAATGTTAAAGAACAAATGAACAAATATTTCACTAACAATTTTATGAAATTTTGTATTACTGATCAGTATTTATATGAACTTTATTTGATGAAACTTTTGATGCCCGAATCATTGGGTGGATTAAATACTGTTATGTTTATGGACACTATGATCAGTGGTTTGAACGACTCGTTGTTAAAGAGAATTAGTTTCATCCACCAAAAAAGGAAAATTTTGTTCCAAATTGATCATTCACGTGTATCCATATTGAATTATCAAATCTCAAAGCTATATCAATATGATGTAAATGATATTAAATCCTATAGAAATTTTATTAATACAGGCTTCTTAACCAAAAATTTATTTGAAAATTCAACGAGTGTGATAGATAATGAGTTAAGCAATTACATTAGACGTTATAATAAAAACAAAGAATTTAAAAAGTATATTGATTTAGCGTCTGAGAGTGACCATTTACTTGAACAAATTATATCATTAAGTAATAATGTTTACCATAGACGACTTATATCATTCTATATTGAGAATTCAGCTTGCTCTATCTTCAAATCATTAATTAGCACATTTGAGAGAACACGTAGTTTCATGTCAATTGTATTAAATAAAACTAAACTTGCAAATAAATTATTTAAAATGAATTCTGATTCAACAATTTTCCTTTTTAAAAAACCAAATGATGATTTTATAATCACTAATTTTAATTATATCGACAATATTAGTGTTTACTCAAATAAAATTCTTGAAAAATTTTCAACAGAAAAAACATTTTATCCAGATCATGAGATAATTGAATTCAATTATGATAATGATAGTGATGATTACCGTTATTCAATTAAACCTGATTTTCAAATTATCAAAAGAAAAAATTCTTATCTTGATAATGACATTGAATATCGTGACTTTACACATTTCCATGAGACAGAAATGACTGACATGTCATTGGATCAATTTTCAAGTGGGTATAATAAAACATTAAATCAATCCATTGAAAAATTATTTGTTTTCACAAAATCAATTATCACAGAATTACAAGACAAATATGGTATTAATGATTATAAAAACACAAATATTTATTTATATCTTCAAGAAACATTAGCGACATATGGTATATGTGAATTCACAAATCTTTTCAATAAAACAGCAATTATAAATTTTGGGACAATTTCACATAATCTCTTTGTATATAATTTTAATATTAAATCTAATCTGCATGTTTTACCAAATGATCAGACGATATATGAATGTATGATTAATCAAGACTTGATGAATTACACACAAAAGAAAGAAATTTGTTATAATATCTCATACACAAAACACTTCTTAATTCTTAAAAAACTAATTTCAGATTCACTTAATATTACACAGTATGAATTAGGCAATCAAAGTTACATGTCATACAACCTATCAAAGGAAATTAAAGAATTCCTAAGAACATATAAGCCGAAAATTCTTGTCAAAAATAATAAAATCAAAACATTAACAGAGTTAAAAAGTTATACGGAAAAATCTCAATTCAATGTTAAAATTGAAAAG